TGAGTCTGTAAATGGAGTCAAGTCAAAAAATAATTTTTTAGAAAAGACCCTTTTTGGAAAGAAAGTACTTGATGAAGATGTTCGTTATATGATAAAGTATTATCCTTGGCAAAGAGGAGTAGTGTATGCGCAATATGACGATACTGCTAATTTGGAAGAAATAAATTTTTATGCAGTCGTTGGCCCAAACAATAATGACACCGGTGATTATCGAGTATATAAGTGCTTGAATAATAATCAAGGTGCCTCAGTATCAAGCCCGCCAAATTATAGTGAAGTGACCGTGGATCAAATATATAAAACGGCTGACGGGTACGTATGGAAATACATGTACGTATTAACTCAAAATGAGTTTGACGCATATAACTCTTCTGGATATATACCTATCATTGGAAGCTTTGATCCTGATCCGGACATGTCCGGTGGTTCGCCACTTTCTGATATTACAGTGGAAAATAAAACTTCAAACTTCGGTTACGAAGAAGAAACTGGTACTATTATTTCTTTTACTGTTTCAAATAATAGCGCCGCAACTTTCAGAGTTTCGCCTGTTTCTGATTGGGATAGGACAACAAATTTTTACGCAGGGCAGACATTATACGTAACGAATAATAACACAGGTGCATCGTTTATATATGAAATATCATCATATAACTTTAACTCAGGCGTCGCTACTCCAGAAATAAGAGTTGTAGGAAAAGATATTTCACAAGATGATTTAGGTCCAGGGTCTACATTTAAAATATTACCAAGAGTAGAGATATTAGGGGATGGTACAGGAGCGACTGCAATTGCAAATGTGGTAAATAACCGAATAGATTCTATTACCATGCTCGATAATGGAAATGGCTATAATAATTTATCAGTTAGAATAATTGATCCTATATCAAGTTTCGAGCCGAACAATATTGATTCGTCTGATACGAGAGCAATCGTAAGAGGTATTCTTGCCCCGGTAAATGGTCACGGATATAACTTTTTAGAAGAATTTAAATGTAAACATTTACTTCTCTATTCATATATAACTGAAGACGATAATAATCAGATTGGTGCAACAAATACTTATGGCACAATTGGTATTATAAAAAATCCATCATTCGCAAATACTTCTCCTGACGTATTTGACAATAGAATAGCAATTATCACAGATAACATAGACTCAGTTGTGATAAATAGTACAATAAATCAAGTGAATGAAGATAATGAAATAACATTTTCTGGAACAGTTCATGAAGTTGATTTTTCGAGCAACACTGTTTATATTGCGGAATATAATGGACCATATCAGAATATCGCAAACACCGATATTTCTTTAGATAGTTCATTACCATTTAGAACAGAATCGGGTCAGACGGTAAGAGTTACCAACCCAATAAATGATAATATTATAAAATCAGAATACATACAAAGAACAGGCGAAGTGTACTTTATGGAAGACTTCTTTCCACTCGCTAGAACCGATTTATCGAGAGAAGAGTTCAAACTTGTTCTGGAATTTTAAAGGAAGCTATATAAATGCCTATTAATACAGATCTCAATACTGCGCCGTATTTTGACGACTTCGACATTGCAAAGCAATACTATCGTGTATTGTTTAAACCAGGGTTTGCGGTTCAGGCAAGAGAGCTGACGCAACTACAAACGATGCTACAGAGCCAAATAGAACAATTTGGTGATAACATATTTAAAGAAGGTAGTATCGTTAAAGGATGTAACTTTACAACTCTTGGTGATTTACAGTTTGTAAAATTGTTAAACCCAGTAGGATTTGATCCTACACTATATGTGCCAAGAAGAGTAACAGAAGTAGTAAATGGAAATGAAGACGAATTTGATTACGTCTACGAAGTAGTTGGTGAAAGTTCTGGACTTCGCGCAAATATAGTTTCAGCAGCTCGCGGATTTACAACGAGACCACCCAACTTAAATACATTCTTCGTTAACTACTTAAATACAAGCGGTAATGTAAAACAATTTCAAGCTGGCGAAAATCTAACTATAAATCTTTATAAGTTTAAAGTTGGGACTGGTGAGCCATCAGCGACTGAAACCAATATTGAAAATATCAACGTTGCACCAACAGACGCAGTTGGTAGATCATATGGTATACAGGCGGCTCCTGGGATTGTATTTCAGAAAGGCCACTTTCTTTTTGCAACAGAACAAACTCTTATTGTTTCTAAATATACAAACCTACCTGATAACGTATCAGTTGGTTACAGAGTAGAAGAAAGACTATTAACCGCGTTAAACGACAATTCTTTATATGATAATGCAAACGGTTCAAATAATGAAAATGCTCCAGGTGCAGATAGATTAAACTTAATACCAAAACTAACTGTGTTAGATACTGGAACTGCAGATGCCGATCCTTCATTCTTCGCTCTTGTAAGATACCAAAACGGAAACGAAGTCGCTTTAAGAGATGTATCTCAATACAATATACTCGCCGAAGAACTTGCAAAAAGAACGTATGAAGAATCTGGTAATTACATTTTAAATGACTTTTCTATTAAATCCGATCGCAGAGACGGTGATGTTAAAGCATTAGTAGGAACTGGTACTGCGTACGTAAAAGGTTTTAGAATAGAAAATACTGGCGAAAGATCTTTTACAATAGATCAAATAGACGAAGTAAACGATACTGAAATACAAGAGAATCAACCAGTATCTTTCAATTACGGATCTTATGTTGATGTAATATCATATGATGGATTTGCAAACATTGAATCTGCAACACCGTTTGATTTATTAGACTCTATCAATGTTAAAATTGGTGAAGCATTCGTTTCTAATTTAACTCCAAACAGATTGTACTTAAACGGAGTTAGACTTGATGGTGGCAAAAACTTTTCTGAAGTATTTAAAGTAGACGGACCTAACGGCGATATTACAGTAGCAAATACGACAGTAACTGCATCTCTTAAAGAAGCAAGAAAGTCTCCTTTATTATTCGATACTGGGATGTTTAGTCTAAAAGAAACAACCGACACAATTATTCCAGTAAGAGCACAATCTGGAGTAACTGTAAACGGTACTTCATTTACAATAAGTGCTGACCCAGGAGAAGATTTTGCTGTTGATAATAGCGACGTAGTTGTGGTTGAGACTTCAGGTACATTTATACCTGTAACTGACGTCAGCACAACAAATAATAATTCTGAATTAAATATTACATTAAATCAATCGGCTGCAGTTGTTCAAGTATACTTTAATAAAAGAATTCAAAATGCAGTACCCCACGACAAAATAGTTAGAGAACCGTATATAAGAACTTCATATGACTCAAATAAATCAAAATACACTTTAGGATTCCCTGATGTATTTGAAATAACAAGTGTGCAAGGATCTGACGGCGTTGATTATACTGATAGCTTTAGATTAAGAACAAACCAAAAAGATCAATATTACGATATATCTTATATGGAATACATACAAGGCAGACCTACTCCGCCAAACGGAATTGTTATTACGGTTGGTATGAAAGTATTTCAATTAAATACATCGGCTGGCGAATACTTCTTTACGATAAACAGTTATCCGAATACATTAGAAACAAATGATATTCCAGTTTATCAAGGAACAAATGGTTTAAGATATAATCTAAGAGAATGCTTTGATTTTAGACCGCATGTTGATAAAATTGCTAGCGCAGATTATAATGCAACAACTCCAGGATCAGCACCAACTGTAAGTGGTACTGCCGATGATACTGCTCCTACATTTAGTACAGCTGGTATTGGTTTGATGCCTGCATTAAACACGAGTGCGACAACCGATATTGAATACTACCTAGGAAGAGTTGATTTAATAACAATTGATTCATATGGCGAAATAAACATAATAAAAGGAAAGGCAAATCGTTTTCCTATTCCACCAAAAGTAGGATCAGATAAATTAGCAATTGCTGAAATTAAAGTTCCAGGATTCCCTGCGCTGTCTGCTCAAGAAGCGGCAAACCAAGGAAAAAGAGAATACGGCGTTAAAGCCAAATCAATCGGTACAAAAAACTATACGATGAAAGACATTAAAGGTCTTGAACGTAAAGTAGATGATTTAGTATATTACGTATCTTTAAGTCAACTTGAAACAGAAACGCAAAACTTATCTATATTAGATGGAAACGGTTTAAATAGATTCAAGAATGGATTCCTAGTAGACCCGTTTAACGACTTATCGTTATCGAATATAGAAAACACGAAATTTAATGCAGCAATACAATTTAATAGAAAAATATTAACTCCTTCTGTTAAAGCATTTCCTTTGGATTTAAAATTCAAAGAATCGAGTGGTGTTTCAATATTCCCATCTGCAGATAAACCTAAAGTTGCAACTCTTGGAAGAGATTCTGATGTTACTATATTATCACAACCATACGCATCTGAATTTAGAAACTGCGTAAGTAACTTTTACAAATATAGCGGTGAAGGTTCTGTTGCTCCACCGTATGATGCGACATATGATACAACTACAAATCCTCTAAGTGTTGAAGTTGATTTAATTACTCCGTTCGAAGATTTTGTTGATAACATACAAGAATTCTTACCACTAACTGATACCAATACCAACATTTCAATAAACGAAGGTAGAGGCGGACGCGGTCGTAGCTTTTTTGAAACAACCACGACTC